GGAGGACGGCATGGACACATTGAGCGAAGTGCCTGCCTACTACGCGCGCATGGTCGGTGTCCCGAGCGCTGAGGCCGAGTTGGGCGTTTCGCAGTTCATCCGCCTCCCGCTTCCGCCATCAGTCAACACCTACTGGCGCAAGTCCCCGCGCGGCATGTACATAACGCAGCAGGGCAAGGATTTCCGCAAGGAAGTCGCCGAGATCATCGCCGAGCGCCAATGCCTCAAATTCGGTGCAAAACGCCTCTTCATGGCGATCCGGCTTTGCATGAGGGATAGGAGAAGGGCTGACATCGACAACCGCACCAAGGCGCTTCTGGACGCTCTGGAGCATGCCGGCGTCTTTGATGATGATGAACAGATCGACGAACTGATGATCCTGCGCGGGCCAATCGTCAAGGGCGGCGAGTGCTACGTGATGATTTCGGAGAGAGAGCAATGAGCACAGCATCCACCATCCCCCGTCGCGGTAATCCGGCAGTCGGCGACGTTGGCTCGTTCCATTTCAATGACCCGATGCGCGCAGCAGCGCTCGAACACCGCTGCAAGGCCCACAAGCTCGACGCGAACATGCTCGACAAGCTGTGGGACGAGATTCAGGCAACCAATCGCGCGGCGGGGCCGTGGGGAATCGCACTCAGGAGAGCACCATGAAACTCGCACGATACATTTTCGCTTTCCTCGCGCTCGTCTGCGCAGCAAAGGCCGGCATCCTGTTCGAGGAATCGCATGTGCAGGCTACCTGCGAGAACCAGGACGCGGTGACGGAACTCAACGGCGCGCAGTACGTGTGTCTCACCGCAGACCAGTTCATGGCGATCAAGAGCGCGCTCCAGAAGGCGCAAGAGGGGCGCGGCGCGTGAACACCCTCCCGCCTGATCGTGACTTGCTGACCCTTCGCATATGGCGGTATGTGAAGAAACGCGAAGAACCATTCACCACTGATCAATTGGTGGTGGAGGAATTTCGCGTGCTACCAAGCGATGTTAAGCGCGCCGACCAGATGCGTGTAGCAGAAGTTCTGCGCGACCTTGGCTGCGAACGTCAGCAGCGGCGCATTAATGGCGTACGCGCCCAATACTGGAGCAGAATCAAAATGGATTCTCAAGTTTTTAAGTCGAAGATTGATGGTCAATCGGCGATCGCCAAGAAAATTTTCGAGATTGTTCCGATTCAAGGGCCGCAGAATGCGCAATGGATCGCGTCGGCACTACGTGGTGCAACTCATCGTCCTGCTGATCTCAATATTCTTAAGGGTTGCCTGAATACGCTGAAAGAGGCAGGGCTGATTCGCGAGCCAAAGCCGGGATATTTTCAACGCGACCCGAAACCAGTAGCGGAACAGAAGGAAGCTACTCAAGAGTTCACTGTTGCGGATGATGTTTTGCCAGCGTCTCTGACGCTGCTCGAACGAATCGCCATGCAGGCAGCGCGGTTGAGGGCTGGAGGCTTGGTATTGCTTGATGTTGCGGATGAACTTGAGACTATCGCCATAGAGGTCGAAGAGCAGAAAAAAGGCGATAGTGAGGCAGCGGAAAAATTGCGTACGCTCCAAAGCGTTCTCAAGGGACTGGTTTGATGAACACCCTGCACATGCTCGGCAAAGCGCTCGTCACGTGCGTGCTGATCGTTATCGGCTCGATGGTCTCCAACGCCGCTGCGTGGCTGCTGATCGTCATCTTCGTATTGCTGCCGGTAATGGCTTGGCGGTGGATCAGGCGGAGGGGGAACCGTGGCTAAGCGAGGACGCCCTACTACATTCGACGGCGCGATTTCACTTGAGATTTGCGCTCGCATCGCTGACGGCGAGCCGTTGCGTGCTATCTGCCGCGACGAAGGAATGCCACCGTGGCGGACTGTCTATGCGTGGATGGAAGCGAACGAGGAGTTTTCTGCACGCATCGCGCGCGCGAGAATTATCGGGCGAGAGGCCATTCTTGAGGACACTCTTCTCATAGCCAACGAGACGGAAGAGGGGATTCGCCTCGAAAAGTCCGAGAGTGGAGTGAAAGAGGTTCGCGAGGACATGCTTGGGCATCGCAAGCTGAAGATCGAGACGCGCTTCAAGTTGCTCGCCAAGTGGGACCCGGCGAAGTACGGCGAGAAGATCCAGCAGGAGCACAGCGGCACGCTGTCGCTCGCGCAGTTGATCGAAACGGCCAGCAAGGAAAGCAATGAGCCAGGCAGCGATTGAGAAAATGCGCGCATGGCGCCGCAGCATCGCGCAGTTCGCTGCCGACAATTTCCGCTTCGTGCCCGACGCGTGGCAGCTCGACGTGTTCGGCGCATGGGACCGTGGCGATCAGCAGATAGCCCTATGTGCTTGCAAAGGACCGGGCAAGACCGCTACCCTCGCGGTGCTCGTGTGGCACTTCCTCGCCACGCGTGCGCATTGCAAGATCGCAGCGACGTCAATCTCTGGCGCCAACCTCGCCGATGGTCTCTGGACCGAGCTATCGAAGTGGCAGAAGCTGAGCCCGTTCCTGCTCGATCAGTTCGAGTGGCAAAAGACGCGCGTGATCCACAAGCAAGAACCGGAAACGTGGTGGGCCTCGGCGCGTAGCTGGTCGCAGTCAGCGTCGCCTGAGAAGCAGGCGGACACGCTGGCGGGCCTTCACGCCGACTACATCCTCTTCGTGCTCGACGAGACAGGCGCCATGCCCGAGTCCGTGATGGTGGCTGCTGAGGCGGCGCTGTCATCCGGTATCGAATGCCGCATCGTGCAGGCCGGCAACCCGACGCAGTGCGAGGGACCGCTATGGACCGCCTGCAACCGTGACCGTCATCAGTGGACCGTCGTCAACGTGACGGGCGATCCGGACGATCCGAAGCGCTCGCCGCGGATTGACAAGGGCTGGGCTCAAGGCCAGATCGACAAGTACGGGCGCGACAACCCGTGGGTCATGGCCAACGTGTTCGGCAAGTTTCCGCCCAGCTCGCCGCTCGCGTTCATTCCGATGGCGCTGGTCGAGGCTGCAGCCAAGCGCGAGGCGTCGAGCAACATCACCGACGCATTGGTGCTTGGCGTGGACGTGGCGCGCTTTGGTGACGACGAATCGATCATCGTTCCTCGCAAGGGTCGCGACGCGCGCACGGTGCTCTGGCGTGACTTCCGCAACATCGACACCATGCAATACGCCTCGCGCGTGATCGAACTGCGCAACGAGCTGCGGGCTGATGCCATCTTCGTCGACGGCGGTGGTGTAGGCGGTGGCGTGGTCGATCGTCTTCGGCAGTTGCGCTTCGACTGTCACGATATCCAGTTCGGCGCCAAGGCTGACCGCTCGACGATGCCAGGCGCCGATGCTATCCGCTACGCCAACAAGGTTGCCGAGATGTGGGGAAGCATGCGTGACTGGCTCAAGGTAGGCGCAATCCCTGACGATCCAGTGCTGCACGCTCAGCTCACGAGCCGACGCTACGCGTACGTGACGATCAGCGGGCGAGACTGCATTGCGCTCGAACCCAAGGACGAGATGAAGAAGCGCGGCCTGTCGAGCCCTGACCGGGCTGACGGCCTCGCGCTGACGTTTGCCTATCCGGTGATGCCTACGCGTCACTCGGGCGGTGTGCCGGGGGATCTGCGGGCGCCGGCAATGCAACACGAATACAACCCTTTCGATGGGAACTGATGATGTGCATTCGTGACGAGGCGATCCAAGCGCGCTCACAAGGGCTGACAAGGTTCGAAAGCACGTTTCCTTGCGTCAAGGGACACGGAACGCTACGCCAAGCTGCCAACGGTCTGTGCGTGGTTTGCGCACGTGAGAGTGGGCGTCGCTCTGACGCCAAGCGCAAGCGCGATCCTGAAGAACGCGCGCGGGCTCAGCGCAAGCTTTTGGCGCAACCTGAGAAGCGTGAGAAGCACCGTGAGCATGTGAGAGCCAGACGGGCACAGGTCGCCTCGGACATCGGGCGCTACGCCGCGACTCGCGTCCGCGAGCTATTCACGCTCCAGAAGGGGCGTTGCGCTAATTGCCGCGACAAGCTCGGAAATAAATGGGACGTCGACCATGTGATGCCGCGCATCCTCGGCGGCACCGATGACCTGCTAAATCTCCAGTTGCTATGCGCATCCTGTAATCGCCGCAAGGGCGGCAAGCATCCGATCGATTTCGCTGCCCGTGAGGGGCGACTTTTGTAACGATCCCTTCAACTCGTGAGGACCGAGCATGGACACCGATATCATCGTTTTGCGGCACCGCGTGGACTGGCGCATCGTTCTCGATGACCTGCATGGAGTCGGCGTAAGCGGCTATCGGCTGGCCAGCATCATGGGTATGGACTGGCCGACCATCCGCCATTGGCGCGACGGCGGCGAGCCGACACATAGCAGGGGCATGGCGCTGCTCGAAGTGCATACGCGGTTCTGTGGCAAGGAGCGGACTGCAAACCGCATCAACGCTGCTCCGATGCTCCTGTAAAACTTCTCTTCATTCCGCATAGTAAAACGCCGTACATTGCCGCCAATTCCTTACCCGGAGTTGGCAATCATGGGCTTTGGTGGCGGCGCACCTAACGTTCCCCTTCCGGCGGCTCCTCCGCCTCCTCCGCAGTATCCCAACGAATCGGCCGCCTCGGCCACGGCGCAGCAACAGGCTGACGCCGCCAAGGGTGCTGCATCCACCGTTGCCACGAGCGCGCAGGGCGTTCAGAAGCGCTCGACGCTTGGCACGACATCTCTCATTGGGTGACCGACATGGCTGACCTGAATGCGCTCATGACGCAGATCACGAATATCCAGAAGAACGGGATCAACCTGGTCGACCCGGCAGTCTCGATGCAGGCCGCGCAGGTTGCGCTGCTGGCTGGACTGGTCACGGCTGTGACGGCTCTGCAGCGCGCAACGCCCGCTACAGCCGAAACCACGGCGACCGGCATCACGTCTGAAGCCGTGCAAGCAATGGTTGCCGAAGCTATCAGCGCGGCATTCGGCAAGCTCGAATCTGCTGCGGCTCCAGCGGCAGAAGCCCAGCCGGAGGTGGCCAACACCGGCAGCGGTGCAGCACCTGTCGCCCCGGAGTCAGCACCGGCCAGCGTCAGTACGTCTCCGACTCCAGACGTTGCGGGCACCGCGCCCCAAGGGGCCTGATCTATGGTCAAGGTCGTCGACAACGCGCAGAAGCTGATCCCCGGCGAGCCGCCCGATGTGAACCTGTCGGCCGCCGAGCGCAGCCGTGGGGGCAAGTCGCCCGAGGAAATCATGCGTCTGCGTCAGCACGTCGACGACTACATGGTCGGCCTGCGCGCTGATCGCTGGAGTTGGTGGAATTCCTGGAGGGAGTTAGCCGACTACATCCTGCCGCGCCGCTACCGCTGGCTCATCACGCCGAACCAGATGAACCGTGGCTCGCCGATGAATCAGCGCATTGTCGACTCGACCGGCACGATCGCTGCGCGCGTGCTTGCGGCCGGCATGATGGCCGGCATCACGTCGCCTGGCAAGCCGTGGTTTCGCCTGAGGGTGCACGGCGACGATGAACTGTCCGAGTACGGTCCGGTGCGTCAGTGGCTGGATGCCGTCGCGACAGTGATGTCTAACGTGTTCGCGTCGTCGAACTTCTATACGTCGATGGCCACGATGTACAAAGACCTGTCGGTCTTCTGCACTGGCTCGTTCACGATCTACGAGGACTACGACAACGTCATCAATTGTCAGAATGCGGCGCTTGGCGAGTATTACCTGGCCAACGGTTCGCGCGGCAACGCGGACATTTTCTATCGTGAGTTCGTGCAGACCATCCCGCAGGTCGCGCGTGAGTTCGGGACGGAGAACTGCTCCGAGACAATCCGCGCTGGCGTGCGCACGGCAGGCGCCCAGCTCACGAAAGAGATCATCCTCGGCCACGCGATCGAGCCGAACGACGACGTTTCGCCCGGTGCGCCTGGGGTGGACGGCATGCCGTACCGCGAGGTGTATTGGGAGATGGGCAGCGGCCAGAACGAGATGTTGCGCCTGAAGGGATTCCACGAGAAGCCGTTCGTCGCGGCGCGCTGGGACGTGGTGGGCAACGATGCCTACGGCAACGGTCCCGGCATGGATGCGATCGGCGACGTGAAGCAGTTGCAGGTTGAGCAGAAGCGCAAGGCGCAACTGATCGACAAGCTTGTGAATCCCCCGATGGTGGCTGACCCTTCGCTGAAGAACGAGCCGGCGAGCGTCATTCCGGGTGGCGTGACGTACGCAGCATATGGACCGGAAGGCAAGCCGCGCTTCTCGCCGGTGTACGAGGTCAACCCGGCAGCTCTGCCAGGTATCACCGAGGATCTGAATGAGGTCAAGGACCGCGTGAAAGCGGCGTTCTATTACGACCTGTTCCTGATGATCAGCCAGTTGGACACGGTGCGCACCGCGACCGAGGTCGACGCGCGGCGCGAAGAGAAACTGATCCAGCTTGGCCCGGTGCTCGAACGCTTCGAGAACGAGGTGCTGGATGTAGCGATAAACCGCGTCTTCCAGATCTTGATACGCGCTAATGATCCGCAGTTCCCGATATTGCCGCCGATGCCCAAAGAACTAAAAGGGCGTCACATTCAGCCGGAGTACATCTCGATGCTCGCGCAAGCGCAGCGCAGCGCGATGACTGCGGGCATGGAGCGCCTCGCTGCGTTCGCCGGGAATGTCTCAGCGGTGAATCCCGGCGTGCTCGACAACATCGACTTCGACGAGATGATCGACGAATACGCCGACCTGCTCGGTGTGCCGGCGAAGATCATCGTCCCGTACGCCAAGGTGCTCCAGTTGCGTGCGCAGCGTTCCAAGCAGCAGCAGGCGCAGGCAGCGATGCAGACGTCACTTGCGATGGCGCAAGGGGCTCAAACCTTGAGTCAAACGGATACAGGCGGCGGCATTAATGCATTGCAACAAATGCTTGGAAACGCCCCTGCACAAGGAGCCGCACAGTGAGCGCACAGAAGAACTTCCCCGGCAACAAGCACAACATGCTGACGCTGGTCGAATGCGTCGAAAAAGCGCGCGGCGGCCACAAGTGGCTTGTGCGCTGTGATTGCGGCACCGAGAAGGTGATCTCTGTTCGCGACGTGGTCAGCGGGCACACGAAGTCATGCGGCTGCATGACGGCTGCGTGGCGCAGCGCCAACAGCGGCATGGCCACGCACCGCATGACCGACACGCGCGAGTACAAGAGCTGGTGCCACATGCTGTCGCGGTGCTTCTCCGAGAAGAATCCGAAGTACGAGTACTACGGCGGGCGTGGGATCACCGTCTGTGACGCTTGGGCGATGTCTTTCGCTGCGTTCTACGAGCACATGGGTTCATGCCCGACTGGCTACACGCTCGACCGTATCGACTGCGACGGCAACTACGACCCGGGTAACTGCCGGTGGGCTGACGGAAAGACGCAGGCGCAGAACCGGCGCTTCATCAAATCTGTGACCGTCTTCGGCCGCGAGATGCCGGTGGTCGAAGCGGAGCGCGCGCTGGATCTCGGCTATGGCTCGATCCGCAACAAGGCGGCGAAGAAGGGCGTGACGCTGCAACAGGCGGCCGACCATTTCGAGCGCAAGTGGAGTGCAGCATGACCGAACGAGAAGAAATCCACGTCGATCGTATCCTCGAAGCGCCGACGACCGTCGAGGCCAAGTACGTGAAGATGAGCAACGGCATCGACCAGTACGGCATCGCGATCCGTGGCGCCAAGTACGTCGTGCCGCTGCCGCGTGGCTACACCGAGCACTGTCAGGTGTGCGACTTTTTCGGCTCGATCATCGTCTCGCACGTCGGGCTTCCCACGCTTCTCATCGATGGCGAACACGGGCGCGCTGTCGAGGTTGACTTCGCCCGCATCCAGCGCGAAGCGCGAGAACTTAGGACACAGTGAAATGAGCATCCGCGAATTCCCCAACGCCCCGATCCTGTTCGACGATCAGACGCAGCAGATCACTGGCCTGAAGCATCCGAGCGGCGCAGAGATCCCGATCGGGACCGGCGCAATCATGAATCAAGCGTATGCAGCGACGCTGACGCTCGACCTGTCGCAGAAGCCGATCATCAACGTCGGCACGCTGACCGGCGCGATCACCATCGCCAATCCGTCGAAGCTCCCCGCCATCGGTCAGGAAGTGCAGTTCCATTTCCAGCAGGACGGCACTGGCGCGCACGCGGTGAGCTGGGGCACGAACTTCGTTTTCCCGAGCGCATGGACGAACACCGGCAACACGGCGAACACGGGCTCCTCGATCACGTTCGTGAGCAATGGCAACAAGCTGCACGCGAAGGGCGGCAACGCCTGGGCATAGGGGAACGACATGGCCAAGTGGATCGCCAACGCAACGAAGAACGCTCACGGTCAGTTCCGCGAGAAGGCTGAGAAGGCCGGCAAGTCCACGGCCGAGTTCGCCCGCGAGCACGAGCACGACAAGGGCAAGACCGGCAAGCAGGCGCGTCTCGCTGAAACGCTGATGGGCATGCACCACAAGGCCAACAAGCTTTACGGAGGCGGCAGCAAATGAACATGTTCGGACTCGTTTTGGCTATCGAAGGCGAAGCGCGGGCTTCGTCCGAGATCATCGCGCGCGGCGTCGGCGCGCAGCACGCCAGCGTGATCAAACTGATCCGTAAGCATCAGGCGGATTTCGAGGCGCTCGGCCACGTGGATTTCAAATCCGAGGTGGTGAGCCGTCGTCAGGGTGGCGGCTCTCTACGAGAGTTCGCCATGCTCAACGAGCAGCAGGCAACGCTCCTGCTGGCCTTCATGCGCAATTCGAAGAAAGTCGTCGAGTTCAAGATCGCGCTCGTCAAGGAATTCTTCCGCATGCGCGACGAGCTATGCCGACGCGAACAGGATCTTTGGAAGCAAATGCAGGCGCTTATCGCGCGCGAGGTGCAGTCAGAAGTGCGCGCGTCGTTTGGCTCCCAGCTGATGCTGGAACGCAAGCGCGAGATTCCCGGCTTGGACGCGGAGCGCTCGATGCTTGAGCAGCAGATTCAACCTCAACTGTTCAAGCACTGACATGGCCTACGTCATCGAACGCACCGACGACGGCCTGCCGGTCTACTTCTCGCTGCGCGTGGCGAAGGATCACGCCGCGGCGATTGGCGGGTGGACGAACAGCATGAAGCACGCGCTGCAGTTCGGGCGCGAATCGGACGTGAAGCAGTTCGCGAGCGTCTATCTCAAGGAACTGGCGCCGTGGTGTGACGCGGCACCTTATGCGGAGGAAGCATGAGTCAGGATTTGCCCAAGGTTGCGGTCTGTGTGCCCACGTTCGACCACGTGCACACAGGCTTTGCGCTCTCGCTCGCGATGCTGTTCTCGACGCGGCACGCGCACATGACGCTGATCAATCACCGCTCTTCGCTGATCCACAAGGCGCGTGATCTGCTCGTGGTGGAAGCGCTGAAGGGCGATCCTGACTACATCCTGTTCCTCGACAGCGATCTGCACTTTCCGCGCTTCACGCTGGGTCGGCTGCTCTCGCTGGACAAAGACATCGTCGGCGCCGGCTATGTGAACCGCACGCCCCCGCATCACCTGATGGTCAAGCTGGCACCGGGTAGCGAGGCGCAAGTGATCAACGGTGGCGTGCATGAGGTCGCGCTTGTGCCGACCGGCTGTCTGCTGGTCAAGGCTGACGTCTTCCGCAAGATCGGCCGTCCGTACTTCCGCGCGCCATCGTTCGAGGTGAACCAGTTGACGCCCGATTACCTGCGCGACTTCCTGCCCGAGGACATGCGGCCGATCACGATCGGTGAAGACGTGAACTTCTGCGCGATGGCGCGGCAGCGCGGTTACTCGATCTGGTGGGATGCGGATCTCACGACCGATATCGGCCACATTGGCGAACACGTGTTCAAGGTCGCCACTCACGAATCCGAGGAGGCCGCGCAGGCGGCACCAGCAAATGTCGAAAATGCAATCGGACGCTGAAGACGTCGTAGAAGATGCCGAAGACCTGGGCGACGCGGCCAAGGTCAGGGAGCGCAACAAGCGCGTGGCCGCGCGCGCCGCTCGCATTCAGGAACAGTACCGCAAGGTCATGGCGACGAAGGATGGTCGTGAACTCATGCATCACCTGATCTACGACAAGTGCGGCTACGACAAGAAGCAGTTCACGGGAAGCTCCAGCACGTTCGCCAATACGGGAATGCTGGAGGTGGGACAACAGATCGTGCGCGAACTGAAGGCGCTCTGCTTCGAGCAGTGGGCGCAGATGGAGCGCGAGGCTTTGGAGCGATAAACATGAACATGGCAGTTCAGACACCGCGCAACGATGATGAGCAGATCGAAGACGAGATCGTACGCAAGGGCAAGACTGCGCCGCGCATCACGCCAGCAGATATCGAGCAACTCATCGTCGACGAGTTCTATTTCACGGCTGCGGACGGCATAGAAGCCGTGACAGGCATTCCTCGCACGAGCATCGACTTGCCGCAGGCTGCGCCACTGCTGACGTTCTGCGTGCTGTTCCTGCGCAACGGCTTTAGCGTGACCGGCGAAAGCGCATGCGCGAGCCCGGAAAACTTCGACGCCGAGATAGGCCGCAAGATCGCTCGTCAGAACGCCGTGCAGAAGATCTGGCTTCTCGAAGGCTATTTGCTCAAGCAGCGCCTGAGCGAGGGGGTGTGACGTGCTGATCAAACGACTGATTCACCGCTGGATGGTCATGGAAGGCGAGAGCGGCGACGGTGGTGCGCCGGCCGGTGGCGCTGCCCCTGCGGCTCCCTCGTCTAGTGACGCGGGAAACGCTGGCGGCGCTGGCGCGGGCACATCGTCGGATGGCTCCTCTGCCTCGGCATCGTCCTCGCAGGCTACGGCTACAGCAACTGGCAGCGACGCGGCGGCAACTGGTGGTGACGGCAAGAGCCCGCTGGGGATTAAAGCGGCAGCTATCGAATCTCCGTCTTCGCTTGCTAGCGAGTCAACGGAGGCGCCGAAAGATGGCGACAAGCCGGCCGAGGCGACGGCCGACTCTCCGATAGAGTACGACGACTTCAAGCTGCCTGCTGGTGTGGCGCTCGAAGGCGAAGCGCTTACCGCATTCAAGGAAGCGGCAGCGAGCGCGAAGCTCAATCAGGATCAGGCACAGCAACTGGTCGACATGCATATCAGGTCGCTCCAGGAGACGCTGGAGGCCAGTCGAAAATTCAATGAGGAAGCTTGGTTCAAGATGAGCCAGCAGGACCGCGTGAACAATATCGCGCAACTCATTTCGAGTGATCCAGAGAAGCAGACAGAAGAAGCCGGCGCCCTCATGCCTAAGCAACTTTGGCATGACCAGACAATGGCAGATCCAGATATCGGTGGCACCAAGTTTCTGAGCCAGACAAAGCCTCAGATGGATGCTGCCATCAAGGCATATTGCAGTACGCCGGAATCAGCGAAAGCGTTACGCGAAGCGTTAACCGTCACTGGAGTCGGCAACCATCCCGATGTAGTGCGCTTCTTCGCGAGCGTCGGGGCTCCTCTGCGACCGCAGCATGTCGTTGGTAAACCGACCAGCGGAGACGGCGGCAAGTCAGCAGCAGGATTGTTGTATCCAACGCACGGCGCCGGCAACGGCGGCCAATCCTGAATCCAGTCGATCGAACGATCAAGGCACACCTACACGGCCTAACCCGAGACGACACGAGAGACGGAGGGAACCACATAGCGAACTGAAGACAAGGACATCTACATCATGGCTACGCTTTCCAGCACGGCACTTACCTATGCCGATTGGGCTGCACGCATGGACGATGATGGTCGTATCGCGATCGTTATCGAACTGCTCTCGCAGACGAATGAAATCATGGACGACATGCTCGTCCTCGAAGCCAACAGCGCGACGTCGCACAAGACGACCGTGCGGACCGGCATCCCGCAAGCCACGTGGCGTCTGCTCAACTACGGCGTGCCGAACGCCAAGAGCACGACCGCGCAGATCGTCGACACGATCGGCAACATGGAATCGTATTCGGTGATCGATAAGGACATCGCGGATCTGAACGGCAACACCGCTGAATTCCGTCTCTCTGAGGATCAATCGTTCCTCGAAGGCATGTCGCAACAGATGGCCGGCACGATGTTCTACGGCAACACGTCGGTCAACCCCGAGCGCTTCATGGGCCTGTCGCCGCGCTACAGCACGGTGTCGACGTCCAACGCGCAGACGGCCTTCAACGTCATCGACGGCGGCGGCACGGGCTCGACGAATACCTCGATCTGGCTGGTGGTGTGGGGTCCGAACTCGATCCACGGCATCTTCCCGAAGGGCAAGATCAGCGGCCTGCAACATCGCGATATGGGCGAGTGGCCGGTGCTGGACGCCAACGGCAACACGTATCAGGCATACCGCACCCACTTCAAGTGGGAACTCGGCTTGACCGTGCGTGACTGGCGTTACGCAGTGCGGATCTGCAACATCGACGTGACGCTGCTGTCGGGTGGCTCGGCGACGAACCTGATCAACGCATTGATCCGCGCGGCGCACCGCATCCCGACGATGCCGAAGACGGTCTCGACCGAACAGCGCACCGACGCGCCTGGAGGCGGCCAGATGTCGATGGGCCGTGCGGCGATCTACTGCAACCGTACGATCCGCACGTACATCGACCTGCAAGCGCTGAACAAGACCAACTTGCTCTTGCGCTTCGACGAGTGGGACGGCAAGCCCGTGACCACGTTCCGTGGCATCCCGATCCGCACCTGCGACCAGTTGCTCAGCAACGAAGCGCGTGTGGTCTAAGCGAAAGAGGAACCCTAAATGATCATCGATGGAAACCTCCTGTTCGACTCCGCAGCCGCGATCACGTCGAGCGCCAACAGCACCAACACGATCGACCTTGCGAACTTCCGCGACCTCGGTGTCGACGGCGGCGAGTACGCAGTGCCGAAGCTCATGGTGCTGGTCAACACGGCCTTCACCACGGGCGGCGGTGCAACGCTGCAAGTGAACTTCCAGGGCTCGACGGACAACAGCACGTGGACGACCTACGCGTCTTCGCCGGTCTATGCGGCGGCAGCGCTGACGGCCGGTGCGCGTCTGTTCGACATCGACATGCCGCGTCCGCCCGCTGGCGTCGCCATCCCGCGCTACGTGCGTCTGTCGTACACGGTCGGAACGAGCACGTTCTCGGCCGGTGCGGTGACGTCCGCGCTCGTGATGCAGCGTCAGGACACGCCGGTGAGCACGGCCGGCTACCAGTCGGGCTACCCGAGCGGCTTCACGGTCAGCAACTAACCCAGCGGGGCGCTTCGGCGCCCCTTCTCCCAGGAGAGTGTCATGGCAGAAGCACAAGCACCGCGCCGCAACGAGGCGCCGAAGTACAAGCTGCTCGAAAAGGCGTACCTCAACGAGCGTCTCTACGACCCGGAACTGCAACCGCTCGACCAGCTCGCCGAGCCGAACGAAGATGGCACGCAGCCGCGCAAGGATCTGATTGTCACGTTCGCTGGCGTCCCGGCCTACTACATGGTCCCGGTGAACGACGCCGCAAAGGCCATGTGCGAGAAGCACAAGGACCGCATGACGGCGATGAATCCGATCGACGATCTGACGATGGTCACGCCTGAAGCGCAGGCATAAGGGGAACGGCATGGGCATGGGTCAGATCGTCACCGATTCGGTTTCCTACAAGCAGGTCAGTGCGAGCGGCAACGTGTGGAGCGGGGCGGTAGCGCTGCGCGGCATCTTCGTGTCGGCAGCAACCACGACGCCGACGATCACGATCTACGACGACCCAGGCACTGGCACGACAAAGACTCTCGTCTCGGTCTTCACGCCCGTGGCCGGCACGTTCTACCCGCTGCCCTTCCTCGCACAGAAGGGGCTAAACGTCGTCATCAGCGGCACCGTGTCGTGCACGGTCGGCTTCGATCCGCAAACGCTGTGAGGTAAATGATGGCAAACCGCGTACCCCTTTCCGTATCGTGGCTGATGAACGATGCCGGCCAACTCGCCGGCTATATCGATCAGAACGGAATCGAACGGTCCATGACGGGTGCACCGCTGGCAAGCGAAGTCTGCAATGTGAGCGGTGTCAATCCTGACGGCACGTACGCGCAATTCCCCAATACTCTCGTGGTGGATTCGCGTGGATCAAAGAGCTACGTGCTCGGCACTGCAACAAATGCACAGTGGGACTACTTCGATGCAATCGAGTTTTATCCGGGCGATATTGGCCAGGATGGCTGGTATGAACTCGACGTTGTGTGGGGGGCCAACAACAGCGCGAACGTAAAGAACCTGTTTGTCTATTCCGAGTGGAACACGCAGGTTCTGCAGGATTCGTTGACGACGAACCAATCGTCGAGATTCACGATAAAGATTGTCAACCGTGGGGCGATGAACTCCCAGGTTCTCCCGTCGAATAATCCGATCAGCGGTGCGGGCGGCAGTTCGACCCCGGTCGTTACTCTGGCTATGGATCTTTCGCAGCCTAAAAGCTCTATCTATTTTGCGGGCCAGTTGGCGGCTTCTGCGAATGGCGATTCGATATGGATCGAGAGCTGGACGCTGAAGGCGTGCAACCCGCCCGTCTATTCGACGAAGCGCCTGAATTACGGAAAAGTGCAGTTTTACGGCGCGAATGCTCATTTCGACGATTCGCAGTCGATCGCGCAGCACATTGCAGACCTGAAGACAATGGGGATGAAAACCCTTCGTCTCGCGTATGAAGGTCCGACTTCCCTTCCAACCCTGATTTCTTATGCGCAGGCTGTGCAGGCCGATAACACTGGCATCCAGATATGCATGTGTATCGCGTTGCCCCAGCTTTCAGGCTATTCGACGGAAGCAGCAGCCTACGCCGACAGTTACCAGAATTGGGGATATGCGGTTGCTCTTGCCCTTGCCCCTTATGGAGTCACTATTTACGAAGCTGGCAACGAGCTTGATACCTCATCGGGGATCAACCCAAGCAGTAGCCAGGGGGGATATCCGAGTAACTTTAGCGGCCCGCTTGTGGCAATCCTCCGCGGTGAAATGCGCGGATGCATCGATGGGGTACACGCAGCCGGGAAGGTGCTGGGTAAGAACCTGCTCTGTGCATCGAACGCCTTCACCGTCTGCTCGCTTGGGCTCGCGGAGATGCTCTGGAATGGCACGATGCCTGACGGTTCCAGCGGTTACCCGCCCGTTCGGTGGGATCTCACGAACTGGCACAACTACGAGGATTACGGCCCGCTAAACAATATCGAGCTGGGCTTTGAGGCACCGTACATCAACCTGTTTGCGTCACTCAACAGGCGCTTCGGCGTGCCGATCATCGTCACGGAATGGAATGCCAAGTCATCCGATACCGACGCGGCGCGCGCCGAATGGGCTAACCGGTTCCTCACCGACGCATGGCGTATGCGCTACAGGTACAACATTGCGTTTGTCTGCGTTTATGAGCTGTACGGTAGCCCGTGGAATGTCATGAGCGGGACGCTAGGCGTGGTTGAGTCGACCTTCGGCACGACTGTCCAGACGTTTATAACCAACCATCCCGACACAGGAACCTGATCATGACTTTTCCATCAATTGAACTGCTCAACGAGAAACACGGGTTGAGTCTGACGGTCGGTGATGTCGTCACGGTAGCCGGCAGAAAGGCCATTCTGAAACGTGCACACGCTGGCGAGCACGTCGAAATCAGGTTCGAAGACACGGGAGAACGCAACACGATCCCGGTCACGCAACTGGACAAGGTGGCGTAATCATGGCCGAACCGATCGTAGACATGGCGTGTGATCCTTCGCGTGAAACGACGATGCCGGATAACCCGTATCCGTACGGGCTGCGAATCTCGCTGAACGCGGAGTGTCTCGAAAAGCTCGGCATCAATGAGTTGCCCGAACTCGGCAGCAAGTGCGCGTTTTACATCTGCGGCGAGATCGTCAGCACCGCGGAGTCGAGCGAGTACGGCGACAGCAAGTGCTTGGGCGTGCAGATCCAGCAGATGGGAATCGAAGAGCTTCCCGACGAAGAGGAAGACGAGCGCGACGCGGCCGAACGCTACCGCGAAAGCGCCAGTAAGCTTTACAACAAGGGGACCTGAGCCGTGGCGATCTCTGACGTCGCACTCTGCAATCTGGCGCTCGACGCGGCAATGGCGCGTTCGAACATCGCAGCCATCGGCGAGAACTCAGCCGAAGGTCAGGCGTGCGCGCGCCACTACGAGCAGAGCAAGGAAGCAGTGCTGCGCTGCGCGCACTGGAACTTCGCGCGCAAACAGGGGAACCTGTCGCTGTTGCTTGACGCCACGATCACGCCTCCGCAGGCCGTGCCGCAGCCGTGGCTATTCGAGTATGCCTATCCGTCCGACTGCCTGCTCGCGCGCATGGCGATGCCGCAGCTTGTGAACCCGCAAGGGACGCCCGTCAGCACAGGACTGAACCCGCGCATGCACGCCACGCGCTTTGTCGTCGCGCAGGACAACGACACGACCGGCAATGCGATACCCGTGATTCTCTCAAACACGCCGCAGGCCCAGCTCGTCTACACCACGCGCGTGATGAACCCGAACCTGTTCGATTCGATGTTCGTCGAGATGCTGACGACCTACCTCGGCGCCAAGCTCGCGCGTGTGCTCAGTGGTAACGAGCAGCGGGCGCAGTCGCTCTTCCAGCAGGCGCAGGCCATCGAGAAGCGCGCGCAGTCGATGAACGGCGACGAGGGCCTCACGATCATCGATTCGATGCCGGACTGGATGCGCGTGCGCGGCTTCATTGAGGATTGGGCGCAAGTACCGGGCGCCGGCTTCTTCGTCGATCCCTTCCCGCTCTCTCTGGTGATCTGACATGGGTCAACCCATTAACCAGTTCAGCTTCAGCGCGGGCGAGCTTTCGCCGCAACTGTGGGATCGCGTCGACATCGACCGTTACCATGCGGGCGCGGCGCTGATGTCGAACTTCTTCGTTGACTTCCGGGGCGGTGCATCGAACCGCGCGGGGACCGCGTATTGCCTGAAATCGTTCGATTCGGTTCTGCCGACGCGCCTGATCCCGTTCTCGTTCTCGACGCTGCAGACTTACGCGCTCGCCTTCAGCGCCGGCCCTGTGTACACGGGCAGCGTCATATCGAGCGCCGATGCCACGGACGGAACGCGGAATATCGTGATTCAGGTCACGTCGACGGCTGGCATGATGAACGGCAACCGCATAACGATCACTGGCACGCGGACCGCACACATCGGCTCGCCGATCAACGGGACGATCGACGGAAACTATGCAATCGAGATCATCGACTCGACGCATCTGGAACTGCTCGGCAGCACCTTCATCTATCCGGTCGTGGTCGCGGGCACGTACGTCGTCAACACCGGTCGCATGCGCGTTTTCACGAGCGGCGCCCCGGTGCTCAATCCGCCCGTATCGGTGACGGCTGTCACGAACGCCAATCCGGGCGTCGTGACGTATGCCGACATTACGACCGTCACCGAGACCAGCATCGACCCGACCAATGGCGATTGGGTGTACCTCTCTGGCATGGCCGGCATGAACCGCCTGCAGGGCCGCTTCGCCGTCGTCACGAACCTGAATGCCGTCTCGAAGACCTTCCAGCTCTACGACCTGTTCGGCAATCCGATTGACACGACGGCATATGGCACGTACACGAGCGGCGGCCTGGCGAGCGTCGTCTACACGCTGGCGGTTCCATACGACCCGAACGACCTCGCGCAACTGAAGTTCACGCAGAGCGCCGACGTGATGACGTTCACGCACACGCTCTACCAGCAGGCGCAACTCACGCGCACGGCGGATAACGCGTGGACGCTCACGCAGCTCACCTTCCAGCCCTCCGTGCCCGCGCCCGCTACCGTCACCGTGACGAACAATGGCGTGGGCACGCAGTACGCAAGCACCTACTGGTACTACGGCGTAACTGCGGTCAATTCGGCGGGCATCGAAGGCTCGGCGCAGTTCAATGGCGCAGGTCCGGGGCCAGCCCTGAGTGAGAACACGGGAGCGCAAAACACGGTGAGCTGGGCGGCGGTGAGTAGTGCAGTGCGCTACAACATCTACCGCTCGCAGGAGAACCTGAACCAGACCGTGCCTTCGGGCGCGATCCTTGGTTACGTGGGCAGCTCTGCGGGCACGTCATTTATCGACGAGAACGTCACGCCCGACTTCGCGCGCTCCTTCCCGCTGGGAAACAATCCATTTACGGGCATCGACTGGCCGGGCTGCACCACGTACTTTCAAGGCCGTCAGGCCTACGCGGGAACGGCAAACGAGCCCGATCGCCTCGTGCTCTCGAAGTCGGGCGACTACACGAACATGGACTACTCGAACCCCACGCAACCGGGAGACGTGATCGACGTGACGCTCGAATCCACTCAGGTGAACGCGATACAGCATCTGGTGTCGTTGCAGGTGCTGCTCGCGCTCACATCGTCTGGTTACTGGCGGATCGATACCGGCGACACTAACGAGGCGATGACGCCGTCGAATGTGATGGCGCGGCCACAGTCTACTGACGGCTGCTCGAACGTGCCGCCAATCGTGATCGACTACGAGATTCTGTTCGTGCAGAACAAGCAGTCAACGGTGCGCGCGATCAAGTTCGACTTCCTGCTGAACCTCTTCAAGGCCGATAACGAGCTGACGCTATTCAGCAATCACCTCGTCTTTGGTCACAAGATCGTCGAGTGGTGCTGGGCGCAGCAGCCATTCCGGATGATATGGGCCGTGCGCGACGATGGCGTGCTGCTCTCGCTGACCTATCTGCCCATACAGAACCTGATGGCATGGGCGCGGCACGAGACAAACGGCCAGGTTCTATCGATCTGCTCGATCGTCGAAGGTGATGAGGATGTTGTCTATATGGTCGTGCGGCGGCAGGTGAACGGTCAGTTCGTGAACTACATCGAGCGCATGGCGAGCCGCATCTTCACGGACGTGACGCAGGCATGGTTCGTCGACGCGGGGCTGCAGTATCCGCAGGTCTATCCGGCCGCTGCGGCAACGCCATCGGCAATGGAAGGCAGCTCGACGCTCGCGAGTGCAGCCAACGTCGTGTTTGGCGGCAGCGGCTACTCGGGTTCGACTGTGGCCGAAGTGATCGACGCGGGCGCGACAGTCGCCAATCCTGGCGGCAGTGGCTCGACGGTCACCCTCACGATCGTGGGTGGGGTCATCACCGCAGCAGCGTGCACGGCGGGCTCGGGCTGGATTCAGCCGAAGATCGTCGTCACCGATCCGACGGGCGCCGGCTCGGGCGCGGTGCTCACGCCGATCGTGCAGGAACTGATCACCGTCACCGCCTCGGCGGCCGTGTTCAACCCGGCGACTGACGTCGGCAAGGTGCTGCGCATCAACGGTGGTGTCGGCACGGTCACCGCTGTGGGCTCAACCACGCAGGTCACGCTCAACGTCGTGCAGGCGCTCACGAGCCCGTACGCGGCGCCGGCCGGCCAGTGGACGCTGACGATGCCGGTAATGAGCGTCTCGGGCCTCGATCATCTCGACGGCTGCACGGTGGCGATCCTCGCGGATGGCAGCGTCCAGCCGCAGCAGATCGTGCAGAACGGCTCGATCACGCTCACGCAACCCGCAGACGCGATCATCGTTGGCCTTCCCTACACGGCCGAGATCGACACGCTGTACATCGACATCCCGACGCAACAGCAGCCGACCACGCAGGGCAAGCGAAAGAAGATCAGCGCCGTGACGCTGCGGGTTGCGAACTCGCGCGGGCTTGAGGTGGGCCCGCTCGGTCAGACGCTCTACGAGGTGAAGGACCGCACGCTTTCGACGCCGATGGGTCAGCCGCAGCCGATGTACGAGGGCGACTGGCGTATCAACCTCGACCCTAATTTCAACGAGAAAGGACAGATCGCGATGGTGCAGGCGAACCCGCTGCCGGCGACGATCTTGGGCTTCATGCCCGAGGTCTCAATGGGAGATACCTGATGCTCACGATCCGCCCAGCCACGCTCGAAGATGCGCGCTACGTGGGCGAGCGCCTGCGCGTGGGCGACGCTGCGGAATGCGCAATGTTCGGTCTCGACGGCGTGCGCGCGATCGAGGAAAGCATCGCGGCGTCGATGTCTGCCGAGTGTTTGTTGATAGACGGCGTGCCAGCGGCAGTCTTCGGCATGGTGATGAAAGACCTCATGGGCACGACAGGGGCACTGTGGATTCTCACGACCGATGCCATCGAGAGCAACCGCATCGCGTACGCGCGCTTCGCCCGCCGTCAGCTTGAGCGCGCTTTCGTGTTGGTGGACAGGTTGGAAAATATCGTCGACGTGCGCTACACGCGCGCGATGG